GCACCTTCTTACCAACCTGCTGCCAGTCTGTGTTCTCAACTGCAGTGATAAATGTATCAAGAATACCCTTGACTACATTGCTTATTGTCTGTCCTGCCGTAGCCGCATCAAAAGCAGCTACAGCTCCATTGATTCCATCTGAGATAGCCTGTCCAAGACTCTTCCAGTGGAAATTCAAAGCAAACGTATTAACAAAACCGAATGCTGTATTTAAGCCTTGTGAAATAGTACTTCCTACCAGCCCCCAGTCTGTTGTTTCTATGAAACCGTTCAGGAATGTCGCAATACTTTTGGCAATCCTATTGGCTGTGCTCTTGATCTCATCCCACGGAATATTCTGCAGTGCAGTGTTCAGCTTTCGGCCAACAATTGCACCGATTTCAGTAAAATCAGCATTCTTCCAGGAATCCTTGATAAGTTTCGCAAGGTCTTTGAATTTACTGTTGACCGCGGTAGTCTCAAACATGTTGTCAACGCCGCCCAGAGCCCCTGTATCTGCCCCTCCGCTCGATCCAGTGTCTGAGGATGAGTTATCATCCATCTTATTTATCTGGTCAAAACCTAACAGTGTACGCTTGTACTTCTCAGCTTCTTTCTGAGCTTTGTTGGCATTACTTGCATTTTTCTTCAGTCCATTGGATGTGCCGTTTAGACTTGCTGCATAATCCTGATTTACTTTCTTTGCTCGGACAATCGTGGATTTGCCAGTAAGAGCGCCCATGAGCTGTCCTACTGCATTCACAGCCTGAATGATCATTTGCAGGAACTGATTCAGAATCGGAGCTACTACATCAAGAATCGGAGCAAATGCTGTTGCAAGAGAGTTCTTCAGCTGTGTCAGTGAAGACATCATCATGGAAAGACTTACATTTGTTGAACTTGAATACTGTGCCAGATTCTGGAAGCCTTCTTTTACCCCGTTGATTGCTCCACGGATCACAAAACTTGCAAACATGAATTTTGCAGTCATGCCGATTGTTTTCAGTATTCCTCCAAGGCCTTTTCCAGCTGTTCCAAGACCATTAAATGAAGATCTTGTTCTTTTCAGAATTGGAATCCCAGTAGCAAACTTCTGTATCAGAGCACCAAATGCTCCAGAAGCTTTCTGAATCAGACCACTTGCCAGTGATTTAACACCCGAGGTCACTCCTTTGAGAGCTCCGCCAAATCCTTTTATTACAGATTTTCCTATAAGACTCTTCAAGGACACAGGACGCTGTACATCCGTCCCGTCAGCTTCCATCATCTTCTTGTCAGCCTGGTACATTTTCAGTTTTCTTTCAGCATCTTCGATGTCGTAAGCCAGTCCCCTCCAGCTGTTGCTTTCTTTATCAACTCCAAGATACTCTGCTTTATCTCTTCGTTCATAATATCTGTCGAGTTTAGCCTGTACCTTATCAATATCAGAAATAACATTCTTATATTCTTCAGTCGGTACTTTAATACCAGCCTTGATCTGGAATTCTTTAGTTTTGTCTTTCAAGGAAAATGATGCAAAGGAATCTTTAATTTTCTTCATGGAAGCACGCACTGAACTTAGTGTTTTACTACTTGCCAGATTTCTGAAAGGATTCTTCATCTTTTCAGTTTCTTTCTGAATAGCTTCAACACCACGCTTTACTTCCTGGCGGCTGGATTCCATCTCTTTTTTCAAGCCAGAAGAATCACCCTCTATTTTGACCTGCATTTTATGTAGTGTATCACCCATGTTCTCACCTCCCTCCATTAAAAATCCACCGGAACATTACGCCTGTCTCCGGTGGTTGAATGCTTCGTTATATTCTCTTCGTCTCTCCATGTATTCCTGCCACTGTCGTTCTTCCTCATCCTTCTCATAGGCCTGCTGTTCTTCCTTAAACAGATCAGGATAGAAGTCCCACGGTTTCAGGAATGGTTTCTTACTGTCATCAAATAATAGTGCCACATTAGCAGCAATTGCTTCTGCCAGTACACAGTTATCTGAAATCCTGTTCTTTCGTTCTCTTTGCAGTCTTCTGTATGCGCTCTCAATCAAATCAACATTCTCAGCTATAGAGCAATTCCAAAAAGTCTCAATCGGAATGCCTGCATCAAGAGCATTTTCATA